ATGTAGGATATATCGTTGATGGGTTAACATATGATATGATGTATGGGGGAAATTCTGCAACTACTATTAATGCTAATGCATATTTTTCTGTAAAAGGAAATGGATACCTTGACCTTGTAGGGCAAAATGAAATCGAAGCATCAAGGCAAGCATATTCTAGATTAAGAGATGTTGCTGGCGATGTAGTTGCAGGAATTGCTATATCTCCTTCTAGTGGAAACAATTTATCTCAGTCTGGTATTGGGAGCGGCGCACCTGGAGTACAAGAGGCAAGAGTTGAGTCATTAGTTACTATTATCTATGACGTTATCAATGCTGAAAGTAATGCAGGACTTACGCCGATTGAGCAAATTTCTGATAATGATCGCCCGAATCTACTTTTATTAGGTGTTCTTCCTGCTCTTAGAACTGCATCAGATGCTCTTGCTTTTGGAACAGATAATAGAAGAACTATCATTAATCAAACGGTTGCCAATGCTGATAATTTTGGTGCTGATACAACTATTCGTTTGATGTCTGGAGACTACACGGTAAACAATCCAATTCGTCTCCCGCCAAAAACTGCTATTGTAGGAGATAACCTAAGAACATCTACGATTCGCCCTGCAAGTCCAGACTCTGACATTTTCTGGGTGGATAATGGTTGTTTCTTAAAAGACATTACTTTCCGTGATCATCAAAACGGTGCTGCTTGCGTGGCGTTTGACGAGCGAGATTCAGTAGGAAACGGAACTTTTATTACTCAATCCCCTTATGTTCAGAACTGCACGTCTATAACGTCCTCTGGGATCGGTATGCGAATTGATGGTTCAAAAGTATCTGGTTTGCGTTCGATGGTTGCTGATGCTTTCACGCAGTTCAATGCCGATGGTATTGGCGTTAAGTTAATGAACCGTGGATATGCTCAGTTAGTATCTATCTTCACGATCTCAACCAAAACTTCTATTCTTGCTGAGACTGGTGGTCAGTGTTCTATTACAAACTCCAACTCTTCGTTTGGAGACGAAGGTTTGGTTGCTGTTGGCGGAAGTCCTGAATTATATTTTGGATCTTTGCATGCTAATTATAATTTAAATGATGATCTTATTCGCGTAAACAACATCATCAATAAAGATTCATATAATTATTCTTTGTCTCTTGGCGATTATAAGAGACCAAACTACAACGATTCTATTAAGTTTAATGAAGATTCTTACTACTACACTGTTTTAAATGTTTCAGATGAGATAACGCAAAACTGGGCAGTGTCAGGAAATACAGAAGAAACAGAATTGCTTGAACAAGCAGGAACAGAAGAAGAATACAGCTCTTTTGGCGAGGCATTAAAAATCAGTAGAGATGACAACTATATGGTTGTTGGTGTGCCAAAAACTCAAACAGGATTAGCACTTGGAAGTCGTCAAGGAATCATAGAAGTTTTTTCAAGAGACGAAACTAACTGGAATTTCCAACAATCAATTGTTCCTTCTTCTAGAGGAAACGAAGATGCCTTTGGATCTGTTGTTGACATAAACAAAGAAGGAAACGTTATAGCAGTAGGATCCCCAAATCTTAATAATGGTTCTGTTTTTATTTTTGAAAGAGACGAAACTACCTGGACCGAATTGCAACAAATTACACCTATCAAAGGTTCTGGTACTGGATTTCAAATACCTGCTGGTTCATATGACGAAGAATTTGGCACAAGATTATCGTTGAGCGGAAACGGATTAGTTCTTGCTGTTTCAACTTCTGCTGACGGACAAGCAACGTCAAGGGGACAGGTTGTAATTTATAGAAGAAATGCGTTAGGCGAACAATTTATTCATGACTCGAATGGTTCGTTAAACGGAACTGGTGTAGCAACAATTGATTGTATTAATGCTGGTTTTACAACATTGCAACCAGCAGTATCTTTGTCTGAAAATGGAAACAACTTGTTGATTGCTTGGAATGGTCCAGCATCAAATGCTACCAATTCTGTATTCTATTATTCGTACAATCAACAAACTAGAAACTGGGGATATCGTCAAGAAGTTATTCCTACATATGCTCCATATACTGGTGTAGCAACAGATCATTATTGGACGTTATCTGTTAATGACGATACAAGTTATTTTGTCGCTGGTGATGCACATGAAACTTTAGATTCTGATCTAGGACCAGGAAAATTCCGTCAGGGAGTTGCAAACACTTATACTTTCTCAGGAGGAAGCTGGGCAAGACAAGAAACAATTGTTTCTCCTTCTCCGAAAAATAACGGACAATTTGGTGTTGCAGTTGATTTGAATACTAAAGGCGATATTGCTTTGGTTGGCGAAATTTTTAATGATAATGGAAAAACTCATATCGTTGAAAGAGCAGCATCTAATTGGGAAATTATTTCTACTCTCGAACCGCTTGATGGAGGCACTAATTTTTCTCAGTATGGGGGAGCAGTTGCCGCAGGAGGAACTTCTGATTATATTGCTACTTCAGCTGCAGGAGAAGATAATACTTATGGTAATGGTCGAGGAAGCGTATACACATATTGGTCAATACTTCCTGAAACTGGATCATATGAATTAACAATTGCACCACCACTAAATAAAGATGCAGTCAAAGGGCAAAACACTGGATTTCACCAACGTTCTTTGATTACCTCATCATCGCATACGTTTGAATATGTTGGTGCTGGGACAAATATGTTTACTGCTATTCCACAAAATGGTGGGATACCAGATAAATCAAAAGAAGTTATATTCGACTCTGCTTCAACCTTGACTCCCAATTTTGGGTTGGTTTACTTTACAGCAACAGACGAATTAGGTGACTTTAGAATTGGTGGTGAATTAACCATTAATCGTGAGTCAGGTACGATTACCGGAACAACCTTTGATAGATCGTTGTTCGCAGTATTAACTCCATATATCTTGGCACTAGAGGGATAAAATGGCAACTCCATTAAATACATTTAAAACAAAAACGCATTTGATTAAAACAAAAGCAGGAGCGCCAGGTTCAGATCCTGGTGGCACCGATTTTGTTTACGAGGTTCCTGCAGGTGTAACTTCTATTATCCTTATGGCACAAGTTACAAACATAGGAAACACTGGAACTAGGAATGTAACTTTTGTTCATTGGAGTCCAGGAACAGGTGAAGCAACACCTTTAGTACAAGATTTTCCAGTTCAGCAAAACGATGCGGTTGGTGTCCTTACAGGTAAATTGATTGTAGAACAAGAAAATCAAATTATGGTTTGGGCAGATCAAGCTGACGAATTAAAACTCACATTAAGTTTCTTGGAATCGTTGAATGGCTAAGAATCTAATTTCCCTTGGTGGGAAGGTAATACGAAGACCTAATGATGAATTAGATGACGATCGTTATCTATACTTATCATTAGAACAGGCAGAACCTAATCCAGGCAGTCCACCTACTGATGGTTCTTTGTTTTTTTCTGATGCAGACGGAACAAGGGGTTTTACTAAACAACCAAATCTTACTGGTCTCGAGTTTGAACACGTTTCTCTTGAAGATGTTGATGTTGTTGTTACTGATACCACCGATCGTTATGTCGTAGCATTTTTAACTGCACCAGATCCTGGTAATCCAAGGCATGTTAATGGTCAAGACGATTCTGTTGGTTGGTTAAAACTTGGATCTTCTGCTTACCAGAATACTTCAGAACAAACATTACAATTAGTTACTACAAACAACAACGAAACTAATCAGGGCATTTTAATTACTGGTGCTTTAAATCAGGATGATATAAACCCCGTTGGTCCGCAATCACACGGACTTATAGTTACAGCAGATCCTGGTATTTCAACAACATCTTTATCTGGATTAAGACTAGACATTGAAGACAGCGTTACGTTTGGTATCTCTGGCGGAACACCAGGTCAGTTAAAATTAAGATTTAATTCTCTTGATCAATTTGTCTCAGATAAAATCTTGGTAATGGCGGCAGACTCTAGTCAAATAGGATTTAGGCAAAGTCAATATGCGTTTGTTCCTCCAACTCTTGATGTAGTTGTTGATAGATCAATAACTAAAAGGCAAGGTTCGACAAATGACGAGCTCGTTAACAGTCAGATAGATGTTGGTGCCACTCAATTTACTATCAAAGCTCAGAACTTTCAGTTTAATAGTGTGACTTCCAACGTTGCAGGTTCAGAACCAATATCTGCAGATGATCCTGTATATAAACATTCTGTTCTTTCATATTTGGGTACTGATACAGATCTTAAGTATGTAACTCTTAATGATCTTGCTTATGTTGACTCAACGCCAGATCATGTTATTGCAGGAAATTTCACTTCAAGAAATAAACTTTTTGTTGAAACGCCAACTATTAAAACGCTACCAGCAAAAGGCACCATTCCTTTAGTTATTTGGTCTCCTAGCACTTCTGGTAGTTTAATAGCAGGGCAGACACAGGCAGACTTTGACGGAACTGGAGACAACGGTACTTTCATTGGCGGCACCTCGCTGCCTACAACTGCTGATGATTATTTTGTTAATGATAGTGTAACTCTTTCTGATGGTACTAGAGTTAGAGTTGATGGCGTAGACATTAATGGAAATGTATCACAGTTTACTATTTTAGAAGCAGGAAATTATTTAAACCATATTCCTGGGCAAAATGAAAATCAAGATAGTGCTTATAGGAGTTCTGGTGTAAAATCAACTGGTATTGGATTTACGCTGACACCAGGTGTGACAAACATTCTTGGTAGCAATAATGAATATGCTATATTAGATATTGATGTCGAGAACTTAGACAATAATTTTGAAACATTAAAATCTGTAACTGCAAGGGCAGCACCCGGATTACAACTAGGTGAAACTGACGAAAAAGTAATTTTCAGCAATGATATTAAACTTCGTGGCACTACGATGTTGTCAACCACTGAAGCCGATGCTGCTAATGAATTAAATCTTCTTGTTGCTCTTGATCGAAATAGCACTACCGATAGTGCCGACATAAGAATAAGAACAGCAGAACCATATACTTTTAATCAAAACTTATTAACTTTACAATTCATTACCGATCGTAATGACAGCACAAATCATGTAGTTACCACTCATGGTCTTTATGTTGCTAATGGCGATTATGGTATACAAATTGATTCTGCTTTACTAGATCCCAATAATCAAAACAATTCTTTAAATCGTTTCGTCGTTTTTGATGAGACTATCGGTAATGGTAGATTTGTTCTTCGTCAACTTGACAACAATGTGTTAGATGGAGAAGACGACACACTTGCAACTGTAACGAATTCATCTAGAGGTTCTGGGTATGACTCTACCAATACGAATTTAAATTTGGTTGGTGGAATTAGACTTTATACAAATCAGACGCAAAAAAATACTGACCCATACCATTTCTTATTAAATAACGGTGCCGCTGGAGATAGTGTAGAATATTATTCTGTTGATGCTAATCAGTTAAGAACAGACGATTTTTTTACATTACAAAAAGTAACAGAATTTGGTGATAGCACTTCCAAGAAGGTTCGTTTTAGATCAGGAATTACATTAACCAGAAATGTTACTCAAGTCCAGAACATCAATGGAGACGGTATAGGACAAAACCCCGACGGACTAGAATTTCTTACGTTTGCTGATATTGGTGACAGTGTTAGATGGACAACAGTTCAGGATACTGTTTACGTTCCTCAAACAGATTTTACTTTAGATTATGTAACAGGTCATCAAACGCAAAATGTAGGACCCACAACAAATGTTTCTGTTACAGGCAATCCTGTAAAAATTGGTAATGAATTTTTTATTCAAGCTGACGAAGCAAATGGTTCGAACAATTATTTAAATAGAGAAAATAGAAATTTTTCTTTGCATTGGTCCTCAGAAGACAGTGCTATATTCTACAGGGCATTAGGAAAATTAGCATATGTTGATAGTGAAGTACAAACCCTTGCTATCGTTACTAACAGAAATCGTATCATTGATAATTCTATCTCTAGAGTACCCTGGTTTAAAACAGGTTATCAATTATTCCAACCAGGAGCTTTTGATCCGCCAAATATAGATTTTCAAACATATCTTCTTTCTAATGCTACGCCAACCTACACATTAACTGGCGATGTAGCATTTTTGGATAGTGATGGTAAACTTCAGGGAACTCCTGCAAATGTAATTTCTTCTGTAACTATTGATGTAGATTTTACAACCAGTTTGAATATTGGTGACAAGATCACTGTTCGTGGTTCAGGTGATTCTGTATCTGAAGCAATTTACACTGTTACAGATGTACATGTAGATTCGGTAAGAGTTGCTGAAGGATTAGCACCACTTTATAAAGACGGTGGTTTAATTAAACTTTCTGACGTAGAAATCTACAAACGACCTTCAGGAATTCGTGCTCTGTTTTTAACAGACCAAGACTCAGTAACATATGCTCCTATAAATCCGCAAGTATTTGATCCACCTGGATTGCAAGAAGTTCTTGAAGTTGGTAACATTACATCTATCACTCCGCAGTTTAATAATTCTATAACAGCGAATCTTCCTAATTATTCGTCTATCGCTGGTGGAACATTCGAAATGGTGGTTGTTCGCAGAAACAACACTTTGCCAGGTGGAGCAGATAGTGCTTTCCGTGGTGATATTTCAGAACTCGTTTTTGAGCGTTCACTAGAAACTCTCACTTCTGTCACTGGTGCGGATAGACCAGCAGGATGGGATTCTACAGGATCGCATTTGTATTTGCGTGGTGGTGTCAAACTTGGTGGGTTGAACCAGGTCTTTAATAATAAAAGAATTCTTGTTCTTGATAGCGATTTAAATCCGGAAGGATATGGTGGTGTAAACGGAGATTCTGGCGAAATTGCCTGGATGACTATTGGCGATTTGATTGAAGGTGGCGGCACTAATCTCTATAAAGTTACAAACATCGGTAACGCTACAGATCAACCGATCGGAGTCACTTCTGTATATGTCGGAACTGGTATGGCGGGACAACAAAGTCCTGGCGGTGATGTCAATGTATCAGCAGATGCATCTAAACTGTTTGTAAACTCATCAAAAGATGTTTTTGCTAGAAATATAACTGCTTCTCAAGATGTTGTTATTGATGGCAATTTGATAGTTAATGGCACTCAAACAGTCGTCAACACATCAAATCTACTTATTGAAGATAAGAGCATTGTAGTAGCAAAAGGAACAACTGCTGCAGCTGCTGATAGTGCTGGATTATACATTAGCACAGATTCTGCAGGTCATGTTGGATATTGGAAATACACGCATGCCGATTCTGCTTGGGAAACCTCTCTTAATATCAAACTTAGAAGTATTGATAATAATTTTGGACAAGCAAGAAGAAATATTATTGATGTACACAGTTACCAACAAGGTCTTACAAAAACATCGGCGTCTGTCAATTATTCGTTATATGATGCTTCAAGATTTCCTTGGGGACAATTAGTATTTACAGAAGAAGATATTAACAGCGGTTATGGCGGCGGTGGTATATTCTTTAGGAAAGCATCCAATTTTGCAGATAATAGAACTCTAGGAGGGATTTATTCTAGTTCTTACAGTATCGTAGGCAGTAGTCCTGTCAGACATGGAGGCGTAATTGTAATTTCTGTAGATTCTGATAATCAGAATAGTGTTTTAAAATCTCCTTCTACAGTTTTTTCTCCTGTCGAAACTTTATTTGTAAACAGAAATGTCAATATCGAATCTAAACTATTTACTCAAGATTCTGTTACTTTCGCATTTCCTCCTTTAGCAACTTCTGGTGGAACTGGTTTAGGTTATCTGTCGCCAGGCGAAGTTCTTTATGGAGAAGAAGCGGGGAATGACCGTTTAGCATATACTACTGGTGCTGGTGCTGCTGCTATTCTTAGTCATGATGGTACTAAACCAGTCTGGGTTTCGCAAGCACCGTTCTTAAACACTAACTCAGTTACATTAAATGCTAAACCAATTAATGATAATGTTACAGTCTATCCTATGTTCCGAAGACTTAACACTGAAGGAAACGATAGTGTAGAGTTTGATACAGATTTCTTTTATAATCCTTCATCTAATAGATTAGATGTTGGTAGTTTAGATGTTACCACTGCCATAACAGCAGATACTTTAACCACTGCTGGCGACATAACAGTAAACGGTTTTGCTGATCTAGACTCAGCGTTTATTTCTGGTGACCTTCAACTAGGTGGTGTTAATGGAAGATTATTAGATAGCGCAGGTAGAAGTTTTGTAATCTATGATTCTGCAGGTGCTCTCCTTTGGGGTAATAATGGAAGCGCAGGTAGTGTTGCTGGCACCGGAGGTGGCGGTGGCGGCGGTGGCGGCGGTGGTATTGCTTTCACCGATTTAGAAGTTATACAGCAAGCTGCTTCTGGTGGAGGTTCATTAACTTATAGCAATAATGGTGCAACTGCTGGAGACTTTTTCTATTCTCCTGCGCAGTTAGGCGATTTTGTTTTTAGTGCAACACAAATTGATAATACATCTGGTGCTTGGTCGGTAACTGATTCTGTTAGTTTCGCGAAACGAATTAATGTCGCAGGTGATCTTTATGTTACTGGAGATATTGTATCTAATGGTACAGGAACACCAGAAATTACTTCAGGCAGTGCGATTGAATTAACTGCAACTACACGAGTTCAGGTAAACAATACGCCGTTTAGATTAGCAACATTAAGCGCAGATCCAGGTAGTGCTGTAAATGGAGATATGTATTACAATACAACCACTAATAAATTTAGAGGCTATGCAAACGGCGCATGGGTTGATCTACACTAAGGAGTAATTGTGGAAAAATTTTATGTTCGATTGCATGAAGGAGTTGATCAAAATGAATTTTTGGAAACTCATCCTGAAATAAATGTATCTTCTCATCTAGAGAATATTCCTGGTCTTTTTGTTGCCTTGTTAAACAAAGTCGAAGAAATTCTTAAATACGAAGAAGTTTTATCTGCAGTCTCTACCAAAGTAGATAACAAATATGTAAAATGTTCTATTGATACCCCAACAGATATAACGCTTCAATGGACTGCCAAATATCCATCAACTCAATTTCCTGGTAGAAACTATGGAAACATGGGACATATTTGGCATAGCAATATTGGTGGTTCTACCGCTTATGGATCTTCACTTCGTGACACCAGTGATGTAGTTGCTATACCATATTCAAGTTATTGGACTGGAAAAAATGTTGATATAATCATACTTGAACCAGTAAACACATCTGCATATGAATCTGGAACAAAGACTTTAACACCAGGAACAGACTGTGTGCCATTATCTCATCCAACATTTGATGATTTAGACAACCCAGGAACCTCTAGGCACATTAGAGTTGATTGGAACCTTTATGATAGTGGATTAGTTGCTACAGATCCATGTATTCGTCAAGCAAGTTTGCAAACTGGAGATCAAACTGCAAATTTTTCTCATGGAGGCGGATGTGCTTCTACTGCTGGTGGAATAGAAAGCGGATTTGCAAAAAAATCTAAATTGTATGCATTAAATTTCGGCGGCAACAACACTCTTCTTGAATGTTTAAACGCAATAGCAAATTGGCATATAGCAAAACCAATAAACCCAGAAACAGGATATAAAAATCCAACAATAATAAACAACAGCTGGGGACCTCTTCCTGGACATGTAGGATTTGTAAATTTTAACAATGTAACGAGCATTGTAAATAATGGCGTTACTACTAACAGACCAGTTGGTGGATGGAATAGAGACTATTCTGCATTTTTTGCTGCTGGAATTATACCAGCTTCTTTTGTAGACAATACAGATCAAGCTCTTATTGAAGGATTTTATTTTTCAAGGCAAAATGCTAATTCTTTTGAGAGTCAGACCGCGAGAGAGATTGCTTTTGAAAATTTATTTGATAATCATGGAATTTTATCCATTTGGGCAGCAGGAAATAATAGTGTAGTAACTGGAAATGAAGATACTGATAGTAATTATTATGTCACTTTTGAAAATGGAGAAGGAAATTATGTTCGTCAGAACAATATATCAAATTATAATTGGTATCCAGAACCTGATGATTTGACTAATGTTTTGGCAGGTGGCTGGACTAATGATACAGATCGAATTTATTATCATAGATGGTCAGGCAGTCCTTCATATGAAATAGCACAAAATAAACGACTTTGTGTAGGAGCATTGTCTCCAACAAATAATAGAAGACTTGTTGAAGGATATTCTGCTAGAGGTCCAGCAGTTGATATATGGGCTACAGGAACTTCTAATTGGTCTTCAGCTATGAAATCTGGACCATTCGCTGACGGATACAAATGGGGGATGCACGGAGGAACTTCTTCTGCAGCTCCTATGGTAACAGGAATAACAGCTTGTTTAGCAGAATATTTTTTTCACAAATACAATCGTTGGCCAGATGGATCAGAACTTAGAACGCTTGTATTAGATACTGCGCTTGACGACCAAATTGAAGATACAAGTTATGCCGATGAACAGTTTAGTTGGGCAAATCCTCCTTATCCTTTTAGTCCTAAAATGAATGAATATATTCCGTTCGTAGATAATTTTGATTATTATGCTTATGAATTCCCTGGAAGAGCGCCGCAGACTAGTGGAACGTATCTGTCACTTTATTATGTTTCATCGCTAAGACTGGAAGCAACAGATGGAAACACATTCATTCCCACTTCTACCGGAATTCCTGGCGGAAGTTGGTTGGCTGATCCAATTTACAGCGAGTCATATCAATTTAGGTCCTGGCATCTTGGTAATGCTACAAATAAAATTGCATTTTTGCCCGATGAAATAAGGTTAGAAGGCAATCCCGCGCCAGCTGGTCCAAATCCGCCGGAAGGCACCAATCCAGATAGCGGACCAGGAAGATCGCGTGTTAGGGGTTCTGGCACTAAAATTAAACAAGGTATCACTCTAACTTTTAAAAATTAATAATATAAATAAGAATGATATCCGAGGAATAATTAATGGCATCACCAAATTCCAGACAAAGTCTAATTGATTTCTGCCTTCGTAGATTAGGCGAACCAGTAATTGAAATCAATGTTGATGAAGAACAGATTCAAGACAAAGTTGATGATGCTTTGCAAATGTATCAAGAATTTCATTCTGATGCAACTTATCGCACATATTTAAAACATCAGATTACGCAGACAGATAAAGATAATGGGTGGATTCCTATTTCTTCTGATGTTCTTTATGTTTCTCAAATGTTTCCTATAAACCCAACGTTCTCAACAGTAAACATGTTTGATATTCGATATCAGATGATGTTGAATAGTTTGGGAGATTTTATGAATTTTGCTGGTGGTATGTCATATTACTATCAGATGCAACAATATTTAGAATTTTTAGATCTTCTTCTTTCTGGTTACCCAAAGACAACCTGGTCGCGTCATCAAGACAGACTTTACATTTGGGGCGAATGGTCAAACGATGATCTAAACGTAGACGATTATGTGGTTGCAGAAGTTTATGCTTTAGTTGATCCAGATGCGCATACTAGCATATACAATGATATGTTTGTTAAGAACTATACTACTGCATTGATTAAACATCAGTGGGGAACGAACATGTCAAAGTTCGAAGGTATGCAACTTCCAGGTGGCGTAACAATAAATGGACGCCAATTACTTGAAGATGCCAATCAAGAGATAAAAGAACTTGAAGAAAAACTGCGACTCGAACAGGAGTTACCGCCAGATTTCTTCATAGGATAAACCAATGGCGACTAATCAATATTTTAGACAAGGCGCCAGATCTGAACAGTTGCTCTATGAAGATTTAATCATAGAGTCCCTTAAGATGTATGGTCAAGACGTCTACTATATTCCTAGAGAAATTGTAAACATTGACGAAATCTTTAGGGATACAGACTATTCTCGATTTGATGATGCATACAAAATCGAAATGTATATTGAGAACGTTGATGGGTTTGATGGCGAGGGAGACTTGTTCACGAAGTTCGGCGTAGAGATTCGTGACCAAGCAACCTTTGTTGTTTCTAGGAGAAGGTGGAAATCTATCATAGGGCAATATGAAAACGATCCCGATAATCCTGAGAAACAATACTATCGCCCTCATGAAGGCGATTTGATTTTTCTTCCGCTATCTGGATCAATATTCCAGATTATGAAAGTGTTCGACGAATCACCGTTCTATCAACTCAAGAATCTTCCTGTGTTTAGATTGACATGCGAATTGTTTGAATACAGCGGTGAAGACTTTGATACTAATATTCTAGAAATAGATAACGTAGAGAAATTTGGTTATCAATATCAACTTACGTTTAATGAAGTTCAAGATACATTAGGTAAGTTTGAGAACCAATATGCTTCTTGGGAAGTGGGTGAACAGGTTATTCAAATTTCATCTGTACAAGGGTACACATTAACTGCCGATGTTGTTGATTATAATGCGTTTGACAGTGATGCTAGAATTCTTAGTCTTGTTAATCTCAGTTCGGATGACGGAAAGTTTCATTCTTTCAATACAGTAGATACTGTTACTGGTCTAAATAGTGGTGCTGCTGGAGTTCCTCTTGTAATATCTGATAAAGACGAACCCGAATCTCAAAATGATGATTTTGAAATTGTAGCAGACAATATTATAGATTTCTCAGAAAGCAATCCTTTTGGTGACCCATAATGTTAACTAACTGGTTTTACAATGAAAGAATTAGAAAATCCGTTGCAGTGTTTGGTTCACTGTTCAACAACATTTATGTTGTCAGGAAAAACGGTAGCGGAGAAACTCTAAGCCAAGTTAAAGTGCCGCTTTCTTATGCACCCAAGAGAGATTTTCTTGATCGTTTAAACAAAACAGAATTTGGAGAAGAACAAGAACGTCAGATTTCTGTCAAACTACCAAGGATGTCATTTGAAATCCTTGCTATGACTTACGATCCAACTAGACAGTTACCAAAACTTAATAAGAGAACAATTGTTGCAGAAACAGGTGCAATAAATGCACAAGCATTATACACTCCAGTTCCATTTAATGTGCAATTTCAACTTAATGTATATGCTAGAAGTCAAGATGATGCATTACAAATTGTCGAACAGATTCTTCCATATTTTACGCCGCAATACACTGTACAAGTAAAACCCCTAGAAGGATTTGATTTGCAGGAAGACACTCCTATAAAACTTGATGGTGTCACAATGCAAGATGACTATGAAGGTGGATTAGAGAATAGAAGAACAATTATCTACACGCTTGACTTTGAAATGAAGATCAATATTTACAGGCATGTTGATGATAGCTCTGCAATTATCAACCAGGTTGAAACTAGTGTTTTTGATATGGACGGTAATTTGTTAACGTATATTCAATGTGATGCTAATGTTGTAACCGGAAACACTGGGACGCTTGTTACAGAAGATACAGGTACAATTTCAAATACCATAAAAATAGAAAACACTCTTAATCCTATTGTTGGAAATGCATACAGTATCGGAACGCAATCTGATTACGGAACAGCAACTGTTGTTGCCGATACAGGTTTATGGACGTTTACTCCAAATCCGGATTGGTGGGGAACAACGACATTCACTATTGATGTTGATGTGGGACAAAACGTAACAGAAACTTTTACAGTTACAGTTACAGTTTCTCAACCAGAAACAGATGCGTTTACTAACGAGTTTACAGTTTTTGCTAACATACCAACTATCGTCGATGTTTCTGACAACGATTTCTTTGAGACTACTGAAATCGTAACATATACAGTAGAAACAACACCATACGGATTGGTTACGATTGAAGACAGTTTAGCAGGAACTTTCAGATATACTTCCCCAACTAATTTTACTGGAGTTGACACTTGGAATTATCGTGCAATTCCTAGCGGCGGGACTGCTGAAGTTGCTGAAGTGAATATAACAGTTATTCCTGAATTAACATATTCTGTTTCAGTTCCAAATGCAATTGAAGGCGAGATCATCGAAGCTACCGTAACTACAAACTCTGCTAACAATCAAACTCTTACCTGGACGATAACTGGAGAAAATACTACTAACGGCAGAATATCTACGATTTCTGGTACAGTTGTTATGGATGCGGTAAGCAAAACCATACCCATTGAAATTGAAACGCCTGCAGGAGAGCAGGGGACCGTACAGAGTACATTTACGATAACTGATAACGATCCTCAGTATCCAGGAACTTCTTATGCTTCACCGATAACTGCGTCAGACACCTTCGATATTCTTGATTCATATCCTTCAGAAACAGCAACGTCAGATACCCCTGTACCAAACGGATACTATGGTTATTCTGTTGATGCTGATGGAGAACTTGTTGTTATTGGCGAACCAGCATCAAATAAAGTATATGTTAAGAATTTGGTTTCCAGCACAACAGTAGTAATATCGGGAACAGCAAACGATTTTGGTAGAACTGTAGCAACAGATGGAAATCTTGTTGCTGTAACTGGAGGCGTTAGCGGTAATGCATCTAATGTTTATTTGTATGCTTCGAACGGTACTCTTCTTCATACATATACAAATCCAAATGATCTTGCAGGCAGTTTAAGCGATCAATTTGGATATCAGTTAAGTTTTACAGAAGATTTTCTTGTCATTAGTGCTATTATGGACGGTGGTTCTGAAGAAGGATCGGTTTATTTCTTTGATAAAAATTCTCCTTATACAACTTATTATCGTTTTAATTATGCTGTTGGTGCAAATAATCGTATGGGTTCAGTTTTATCTAGAGGTCTTTCTGGAACAAATCATATGGTGCTTAACAATTCAGAGATTGGAACTAGACCTTTCTTTGGTTTTATGGATCCTAACACCGGAAACTTTGTACATACGTCTGGATTTGTAGGCGCTAATGACACCAATGGATCAGGCGGCAGTAACAGTTGGAATTCACATTTTGGAAAAGGTCTATCGTCTGCTGTTGTTACGCCAAATCATATAATTTTAGGTTATCCAGTCGAAGGCAATCAAGGAAGTGATCCAAACGCTCATTCAGAAAATGCTCGTATATCTGTATGGAAATGGGCAGATCCACCAAGGGGTAATTTTGGTTTGTTTGGCGCAACTCCTTCAACACCTAAATTAAGCGGAACGTTTACAGTTAGAGATAATAGTGGTTTTTCTCAATCAACTCATATCGATGTAACTTCAAATCAATTAGATTCTATATTACCATCTACATATAAAGACAATGCATGGGCATACATAAGAAATGTTGACCTAGATCAATACATCATTTGTGCTGTTAGAAGAGATGGTGTGAATAATAGAATTAATATTGGTCTTTCTTATAGCGAATCCACAGGGTTTGAAGGCGGGGCAGCAAATATTCCAGGATATAACACACCATTTCCTGGAACTCAACAAATGAATCTTGAGATATCTCTTTGCCTTGCTTTTGATCATCATATTTTTGCTAATGATATTGCACAAGGGGATGGATCACAAACGCTCGAAAGGTTTGGGTCTAACATTGCAATCAATTCAACATATGATACTTTGTATGTTTCGGCGAATAATGAATCTTTCGGTGGAACAGAAAACGCAAATGGAGCGGTTTATAAATTTTCTTGGAATGATAATGATGCATCTTTGTATGATCATACCACAATGAATCAAGTAACTTCTAACAAAGCTGCTACGCTTTTAAGTTATTTCCCTGGTTTAGCGAACGAAACATTAACAAGAGCAAATTTCGGTGATTTCTGGGGCACACCAGATCAACAATTATTAACAAATGGATCAGGTCTTCCTAGGGCTCTGGTCGTTTCAGAAGCCACAGATCAAGTAGTAATAGGAGCGTCAGCAGCTGAAGTTGATGGTCAACAATATGCAGGAAAAGTTTATATTGGTCCAACCTTTACGAGCGTCTAAATAGAACTATGCATAACGGATTTACAGACAGATACAGAAGAAATATAATCCTGAATAGGGCGCAGGTCAAGAACATATTGCCTGAGCACTTTAAAGCAGCATACCCAAAATTTATCTCTTTGCTAGAACACTACTATGAATTCTTAGATGAACATGATTCAACTGAACTAATACGACATCTCTTTATTATTAGAGATATTACTGAAACTGATATTACTTTGCTTTCGTATATCGAAGACGAACTTCTTTTAGGCGAAGCATACATTGAAGGGTTCCCTGATAAAAGAGCAGCAGCAAAATTTTCTTCTCAATTATTTAGATCCAAGGGTTCTAAGTATTCAATTGAATGGTTCTTCCTTTCTTTCTTTGGAGTAGAAGCAGAAGTATTTTATCCTAAAGAAAACATATTTCTTCTGAATCAGGAAGAATCAAAAATTGGACCAGATTACGAAAAATATTTAACAGACGACAAGCTGTACCAAACATTTGCTTTATTAGTAAGATCAGAAATCCCCATATCTCAATGGAAAGAAATTTTTAAATTGTTTGTTCATCCTGCCGGAATGTATCTTGGCGGTTCTGTTCTTGTTCAAAAATTGCTGGATGTAGATTTAAACGGTAATCCTGTTGCTGCGCCTAGTTATGTAACACCATCATTTTCTTTTAACAGCGGAAGTAGTGATGAAGGTTCTTCGTTTACAGTAGTAGCATCACAAAATAATAACACTGGAGGAACGTATCCAGGATCAACTGTTGACGGAACATATATATTTTATTATGTAGAATTGAATCAAGCGGAAACATCAGATTTTGCAACTCCTCCTCCAACAGATCCTGTCAATTTGTATCCTCTGTTTGTTAGCAATGATACTGGATCAGTTACTTTTGAGTTTGTAGACGATGCGGATTATGCAGAAGGCGACGAAATATTTTATGTACATTTTTATGATCATGAAAATGTTAATTTCGCAAGACCTTTAGGAACTTCTACTGTTACTATTGGTAATGTGTTGCCAGTCTATACTGTATCGCTAGATGTTAGTTCTCCCATTACAGAAATCTATTCTAATGCATCAGGAGCAACACCGACAGTCATAACAGGCAGTATGACGACATCACACCCTAATGGATTTAGTCCAGCATATGCCAGCGAAACAGTAACTTTATCGTTCACTGGTACTGGCGGTTCGCAACTTGGTAGGTTCACAAACTTACGATGGGACGACACGGGAACTACGACTACTGTTATGAATGCCACAACTAAATCGTTCAGAGTTGATTTTACAGGCGACGATGTTTGGTATGGTTCACCTGTAATTGCTATTCAAGCAGCAAGCGCATACGCATCAGATACTTCTGATAATTTAACTGTAAATGATGCTCCAGCTGATTACACTATTGTTCCTTCTTCTTCAAATCATACAGAAGGAACTTCAATTACATTTGATGTGACAGTTTCCAACTCAGATTATGTCGGAAGTAATTTGTATTGGTGGTTAGATAATCTAACCAATATGGATGCATCAGATTTCAGCGGATCACCTCCTATAGGTGAAGCGAACAGAGTTCAAATACCAGGAGCAATCAACGCTAACGGTAATGGTGGACCAAACACAGTAACGATCACGCTGGCGCAAGATACCTTACTTGAAACGGGAGAATCATATAGAATTAACATAAGCGAAACTGCTTCTCCTGGTGCTTTTGTAGATAGAACAACTATTACAGTTGTTGATGATGATACATTAACATACGAAATACAAACCTTTAGCGATTCTGGTAGAACAACTGCAGCAACTACGTTTACTGAAGGAGATACGATTTACGGTAGAGTAGTAACTAATGGCAGCAATAGTGAAACAGTTACCGTTAGATTTGAAGCAACTGCCGATATTCGAATAGTGGGAGCAGCAAATCCAAACAATATAACTACGTTTACTAATACTGCCGCAGGGAATTATGATTTCAGTTTTGCTATTCCTTCAAACGATGTGTATCAAACTACTTCTGCATTTACCATAGAAGCAACAAGCGTAGATTATACTGACACTCATGCGGTAACTATTAATAATGCTGCCGGAGCTCTTGTTTCTGTAACAGGACCGAGTTCGGTTGGTGATGATAATACTGTATTTGCTGTTGACATTAGTCCATCTAACATTGGTAGTTATTCTTTCCCTGCTGGCGTTGGCACTACTACTGGAACAGGTTCGCAATCATGGGGAATTTTTGTTGATACGGGAGGAGGACCTGCTTATGTTAGTTTGAACTCTTCCATTAGATTTAAAACAGACTTTACGATTGAGGGAAGAGGAAACAGTACTCCGGGCAACGATCAAAACACTGGTTTCGTATCTAATGGTACTTGGGCAACAGGCGTGACAACTCAATCTTCTTCTAACTACTATATTAGAGCAACATTAAACTCTACTGATAGCGTCGCCGGATTTACAACTTCTGGAACTTTTGGTTCTTGGATTCAAATAAGTTCAGATCAAACGTGGGATTTGGGAGTTGTTAATTCTTCTGGTAGTCAATCATCTCAAAGAAGTATTAAGTTTGAAATAGCAGATGATGCGGCAGGAAATAATATACTAGATACATTTAATGCTTATTGGTTAGGTGTAGAAGTAGACTATAGTGGTGGATTATAATGACAATTAATTACACATATACAATTAATTCAACCAATTTTCCGTCATCTCAAGATTTTTATTGGGAAGTCATTTCCAATTCTGGTGGTGCTAATCCTGGTACAGTTTCTTCTGATTTTGATGTTTCTAGTGGTGGACCTGTTGCTTGTACTGGAAACACAACAACTTTTGAAATTGGCGTTAAAGAACAAACCGGAACTCAGGGCACACGAGATTTTACTCTTAGAGTAGGAACTAACTCTGGTTTTACTGGAACTGTGGTAACACTAAATTTTCAGGTAACTGACGGTGGTGCTGTTTCAGCATCGTACGATTCAATTACAGTTTCTCCTTCGAGCATTACAGAAGGTGGTTCTGCAGCAACATTTACTCTCAACACTACTGGTATTACAAATGGAACGAGAGTCGGGTTCATAGTATATGACACTTCATTAGATCCGCAACCATTTGATGCTGTAGGTACAGGATCCAAAGTAAATTCTTCGGCGTTTGATACTAACCCTGCAGGACACACTTGGTATTATTCTTCGTCCGGACCCATTTGGAATTGGAATGATGACGGTACGTCAGG